GTAACGATTGACTTTATAAATAAGTATGGTGCATGGCAAAGAGAGTTCTTTTTTAAAGCATCTAAGAACACATTAGCTATTGAATCGAGTGATTATAATGTGATGCAAAGTTCAGCTAGTAGTTACGATGTATTACAAGGACAAAAAAGGACGTTTAATGCTAATGCTAGAGAGACAATATCTGTAAATAGCGGGTATGTTAATGAAGATTTTAGCTCTAACATTAAACAACTTCTAATGAGTGAACGCGTATTGGTTGATAATAAGCCTGCAATATGTAAAACAAAGTCATTAGAGTTGATGAAAAACATAAACAACCACATGATTAATTACAGTTTAGAGTTCGAGTTTGCGTATAATTCTATAAATAACGTGATATAATGAAGAGAATTGTAGATGTATATGTAGAAACAGTTATTGATAGCGGTAACTATTCCAAGATTGAGTTGTTTAACGATGAAAAGATTGATATAAGTTTAAGTGTTCAAAATGTACAAGATATTTCTAAGGTGTATACTCACTTTACACAGTCGTTTACGGTGCCAGCAAGTCCTATTAATAATGCAATATTTGAACATTTTTACCAATCAGATGTAGATACTGTTAACAATCCTAATAAACGCAGAGCATCTTATATCGAGATAGGGAAGACACCATTTAGAGCTGGTAAACTTCAGCTAGAGAAATCTAACATTAAGAATGGAAAAACAGATAGCTATACGGTTACGTTCTATGGTGATTTAGTGAGTTTAAAAGATAAGTTTGCGAATGACAAGTTAGCTGATTTAAATTTATATGCTTACACTACTAACTACACGGGTTCAAATGTTGAGAGTTTAATAACGTCAACTGACTACACTAAGAATGTTAGATTCCCGTTAATTACTTCAAGTAGAGTTTGGACTTATGACGATGGATTAAGCACAGATATAAATACTACTACAGGAGCTATCAATTTCAATGAACTATTTCCTGCCTTAAAAGTTGCTAGAATTATAGATGCAATAGAAACTAAATATGGTCTAAACTTTGAGGGGACATTTTTTGATACAGCCAACAAGCCTTGGGATAGATTGTTCTTGTGGTTAAAAAACTCAGAATCGTTTGTTAAATTAACCAATGCAATAGATGTTAATTTTAACAGTTTAAAAATCAATGGAGTATCGGCTGCTTTATCTAATATAAATGGAGTTACAGGTGGTACTAAGAATGAGATATACGTATACAATTATCCAAGCGCTAACGAACATTTGATTGAGATTTATTTTACAACAACTGTACCATGCACTGTATATGTAGAATGTTACGAAAGTAAAAACTATGTTAAGACTGTAGAATTCGAAAGCGGCACGGGATGGCAAACATTATATAAAAGTCCTGCGAATGTTGCTACTCAGCAATATTGGTCTTACAAGGTTAAAACATCTACACCTACAAGTATAAATTCAGAAGTAATATCTGCTAAGATTGTCGGAGGTTTTAGTGGTGGATATGTAACCAAAGATATTGATTGTTCTATTTCAGATACAACTGCATTGTTAAACGTAGAGGATAGTGTGCCTGACATTACGGTTGCGGATTTCTTTAGCGGGATACTTAAGATGTTTAACCTTACTTGTTATGCTACGGGTATAAATACTTTCTTGGTAGAAACATTAGATACTTGGTATGCAAAAGGATATATTTACGACATTACGGAATTTACAGAGACAGATTCAATAGATGTTGAAAGAGTGCCACTATATAAGAACATATCTTTTACACACGAAAAAAGCCAATCATTTGTAAATAAAGAATATACTGAAGACAATAAAGGACTTAGAGAATATGGAGATACTAAGCAGAACTTTTCTGATTACGAGAATGGAGATTTCGAGGTTAAAGTGCCGTTTGAAGAATTACTACCGTTAAATTTAGATGGTAGTAAATTATGTACTTCGTATTGTTTGACACCGAAACCTGATTACAAGTCTTACATTCCTAAGCCTGTTTTACTTTTTATGGATGATATTAAGCCGTGTGACATCTTTTTTAATAACGGATCATCTACGGTTAATAAAACAACATACGCACCATTCTATAATGAAGTAGCTTTTAATGGGACTAGATATTCGCTAAGTTTTGGAGAAGAGAGAAGTGTTGTTGACAACGTCACTTTATACGATGGGATATACAAAACTTATTACGCTGGCTATTTAAGTAACCTATTCAATCCTAAGTGTAGATTAGTTAATGTTAAGGCACACTTTCCTTTGTCATTGATTACTAAATTAAAGCTAAATGATAGGGTAATAATTAGAGATAAGAGATACATTATTAACGAGATTAAATCTGATATTACAAGTGGTCAAGTTGACTTGTCTTTATTGAATGATTTCAGGCCTATGATAAATAATGTTTTAGCTCCTGTTGTTGGTGGTGGCGGTGGTACTGTTAAAACACCTGTAGTAGTCCCTAAGTGGGCAGATGACACTGAGGTAAGCTCAACTTATGGAGGTGTTGTATTTGACACTACTACATTCACAGACGATGGATGGCTTGAAATTACTTTACCACCTAATCCTACACCATTAACACCTACAGCATTAGAGTCAGGTTCAGATGCACTCATTACAGATTCAGGTTACGGGATAATAAATGAGGACTACGCACAGCAAGAGATTCCAATTACTTTTGATTATACCGAAACATCAACAGGCACAACTATTTCTAACACTGTAATAATATACCAAGAATGATAGAACAAATTATAGCATTGCTCAAAGTAGATAATTTCTATGGAGTGAGTGAAAACATAGACATTGCAAAGGGGAAATATTTGCTGTCAGATTCGATTGTTACAAACTACAAACAAGGCAAAAGAGAGTTATTATTGAAAGCAAAGTACAATGGCAGAAAAGAAAGTAATTGAGTTAGAAATAAAGACCAATGCGCAATCTCTTAAAGCACAGTTAAGAGAGGCGCAGAATGAAGTTAATGCACTTTCTGAAAAGTTTGGTGCTACTTCTGACCAAGCTATTAATGCTGCTAAAAACGCTGCTAGATTAAAGGACGCTATTGGAGACGCTAAAGCACTTACTGACGCGTTTAATCCTGATGCTAAATTCAACGCACTAAGTAATTCCATTGGCGGTGTACTTAATGGATTCCAAGCATTTGAGGGTGCGCTAGGATTGGTTGGAGTTGAAGGAGAGGCTGTTCAAGCTACCTTACTGAAAGTCCAATCTGCAATGGCATTATCTCAAGGCTTGCAAGGATTAGGTGAGGCTAGAGATTCATTTAAACAATTAGGAGCTGTAATAGGTCAAACTGCACTAGGTCAAAAATTACTTACCGCTGCCCAAATAGCTGGAGCTGTTGCAATGCGAGTGCTTAATGCTGTAATGGCTGCTAATCCTATACTGCTTGTTGTTGGTGCTGTAGGTGCTTTAGTTGGTGCTTTAGAATTATTAAAGAGAGGACAAGACGATGCTGCTAGTAAACAACGTGAGTTAAATAGACAGCTAGAATATACTAAAAGATTAGAGAAAGAAAGTATAGATGCTACTTCTGAACATGTTAACGAATTAAAGAAACAGCACGAAAACAAGCTAAGATTAAAACAAGCTGAGGGAGCTAAGGATAGTGAGTTAACAAAAATAGAGATTGATAATAAAAAAGAGATATTAAGATATTATAACTTAGTTTATCAAGGTGGAGCTAAATTAAATAAAGACCAATTAGCAGATGCAAAACAATTAAGAGAAGAAATAAAGATATTGCAAGCTCAACAAGTAACAGACTTAAAAGAAAATAATCAAAAAAAGTTAGAAGAAAATAAAATTAGTAATAAAGACCTATACGAACAAGATAGAATAGATTTAATTAATGCAGAGCAAGAAGATATTGCACGTTGGATTGTAAGTGAAAACGAACAAGCTGAAAGAGAGAGACAAGCTAAAGCAGATAAATTAAAACAAGAGGAAGAATTTATAGGATTATTAGTTGAACTAGACGACCAAGCAAGAGAAGAAAAAAAGATTAAGGATGCAAAAGATTTAGAAGACTCTAAGATATTAGCAGATACTAAATGGAAATTAGTAAGAGAGTCACTAATACTAATCGGAGACTTAGCTACTTCATTTGCTGGTAAATCTGAGAAAGAACAAAAGAGAGCATTCGAGGTTCAGAAAGCATCACAGATTGCACTCGGTTTAATGGATACAACAAAAGCTGCATTAGGAGCTTTTTCTGCTACTGCTGGTGGTCCAATTTTAAAAGGTATTGCTGCTGGTTTAGTTACTGCTAGTGGATTAGCTATGGTAAATAATATTCGTAAACAAGAATTTAGAAGCGGTTCAAATATAACTATGCCATCCACTCCTTCAGGTGATAGTGGTGGCGGTCAAGCTAACCAAGTTATCACTCCTAACTTCAATATTATAGGCGCACAGAACCAAACGCAATTAGCACAATTGAACCAGGCACCGATTAAAGCGTATGTTGTAGGTTCGGATGTTACTACACAACAAATGTTAGATAAGAAAAAAATACAAAATGCAACATTATAAGTTATAATAATATGGAAAAGTTACAGAATATAGAACTTACAATTAAGGACGAGAAAGAGCAAGGTGTCTTTGCTATTTCATTTGTAGATAGACCTGCGATTGAAGAAGATTTTATTTTACTTTCTGAAATGGAAGTTGAAATGAAAGTAATCGACGAGGGTAAACGTGAGGTAATAGGTCTTGCTTTAGTGCCTGAGAAGAAGATTCTTAGACGCATTAAAGATAAAGAATTCACCGTGTCATTTAGTGCTGAAACAATTGCTAAAACTCAGGAGCTTTACATGAAGAAATTGTACGGAAATAATGTAACAGTTGACCATGCAGAAAATGTTGATGGTGTAGCATTAATTGAGTCATGGATTATTGAAGATACTAAGAATGATAAATCAAACCTATATAAACTTAATGCTCCTGTAGGTGCTTGGGTTGTAAAGATGAAAGTTTACAATGAAGAAGTTTATCAAGGTATTAAGGATGGTAAGTTTAATGGATTCAGCATCGAGGGTAAATACGATGGACTAGAGCAATTAGAAATGCAAGAAGACGTACTAAATGAGATTAAAGAGTTACTTGGCAAACTATGAGTGAAATTCCATATTTCGTACGATACAAGGATGTAACTACACTAGATAGTACGGATAGTCTATATTTAGACGATGCTACTAGTGATGTTCCTAAAAAGATTGCTTTAAGTGATTTTAATTATGCTTTAACAAAAAATACAATTTTAAGTGGCGGTGTAAATAATCAAGATGAAGATGTTCCACAATTGATAGGTGGATTAAATGGAGTTTCTAAAAATTCAAACACTATAAATAATGGCTAACGAGACTAGAAGAATCATAATAAAAAAAGGCACAAGTATTGCGACTATTCCCGCAAGCTCTAACCACACGGATGGCACTTGGTTGACTACTGATTTATACATCGGTGAATTTTATATGAATACCACTAATGGAAAAATATATACAAGAACAACAACTGGAATAGAAGAAATTATTTATGATGTTGCAGATTTTGAATTATTAGCAAATAAAGCTACGAATTTCACTACAATAAATAACACTAAATACCCAACAACACAAGCTGTAGAAAATCAAATAGATGCTAAATTATTAGCTGAAAATTATTGGATTGTATCAAGTTCAGAAATTGCTAGAGGTTATAGAGCGCAACACAACTCTACAACGGTTCTTGCTGAAAATATAGCAGTCGGAACTTTGCAAGGTACAGCAACAGCTGTTTCTGTATCAACAACATCAATTCAAACTAAAAAAACTAGATTAAAAGTTGGTGTTTCAACTGCAGCTTTAAATGGTATTTGTGGCTATAGGTCAACAAGCGCGTTCAATATTATTGGCACAGGGTGGAAGTTTTGCGTTGCTTTTGGCGTAAGTGATACAGGATTTAATACAGGCGCGCGTCAATTCTATGGCATGACAGCAACAACATCATCTTTAGGGTTATCTTCTACTTTAACAGTTGAAAGTTTATTAAATATTATTGGTATTGGTTCTGATGCTTCCGATACTAATTTGCAAATATTTCATAACGATGGATCTGGAACTGCTACAAAAATAGATTTAGGTTCAAACTTTGCTGCAAACAGAACAGCTGGAGCTGTTGCAACTGATTTCTTTGTTTTTGAGATGTATAACCCATTTGATTCTATGAATGTATATTACAAAGTTACTTCATTAGAAAATAACGTAACTATTGAAGGTACTATCACAACTAATTTACCTAGTGATACTACACCAATAACTATTCAAGCATGCAGAACTTCGGGTGCATCTTCAAATGCTTGTAGTTTTGATATTAGCCAATTAACTTTAAATTGTTTATCATGATAGAAGTAATACAAGATTTAAGAGGTGATTATACTTATGTTGAAAGCAGTTATTCAAATATAATTATAGTAGGTAACGAAGTTTTAAATGCAGATGTTGCTAACGAAATATTAATACAAGAAACAATAATAAACAATTATATATAAACAATTATGGAAAAGAAAGTAAAAGTTTCAAAATCGTCACCCAAAGGAGGCAAAAGAGGATGTCTATGTAAAGACGGAAAATACTCTAGTGAATGTTGTGATGGCACATTACAAGCACAAGGAATTGGAAGTGATGTACAACAAAGTATATCTAACGTTAATCACACTGTAGTTGAACGAGTTATCTCTGAATCTAGGGGGTAATTTAAAACAAAGTAATTAATAATTAGTTAATAAAGTATGGAAAAAGAAACACTTTTAAAAAAGGTTAAAAACTTTCTTATTGAACTTACAGGTATTGAGCCAGAAGTTTTAGAAACGAAGTTGGAAGACCAAGTATTAGCAGATGGTCAAACGACTATTCAAGCTGATATGTTCGAGCCTGGACAAAACGTATTTATCGTAGTTCCAGATGCCGAGCCTGTGCCACTTCCTGTTGGTGAATATGAACTAACGGATGGTAAAATCTTAGTGGTTAAAGTTGAGGGAGTTATAGACTCTATCCTTGACGAAATGCCTACTGAAGAGAACACTGAAGAAGCAGAAACAGAAGTACCTGTTGAAGCTGAAAAAACACCTGAACAAACGAAGGTAAAAAAAATCGTACGTTCACAAGTTGAAGAGCAACATTTTTCTGCATTAGAAGAAAAGATTGCAGAGTTAGAAGCTAAAATTGTAGAGCTTTCTAAGGTTACTGATTCCGTTGTAGAGCTAGCAGAAGAGCCTAAACCAATCCAGTTTAATCCTGAGAATTCAAAAACAGTTGAGCACATCGACTTAACACCAGGTAAAGCGAGAAGTATTCGCGACAACATTTTAGAAACAATTTATAAATAAAATAAACAATGGCTACAACAACTTCATTAACGACTACATATGCTGGTCAACATTCAGGAATGTGGGTTAAAGCTGCTTTATTAAGCGGTAACACATTAGCAAACGGAGGTATGACTATCATGCCTAACATCGCGTACAAAGCGGTAATTAACAAATTAAGTACAGATGGACTTTTAGCAAATGCTAGTTGTGATTTCTCTGCTACTTCTACAGTAACTATTACAGAGCGTACATTAACTTTAGAGAATTTCCAAGTTAATTTATCTTTATGTAAAAAAGATTACATCACTTCTTGGCAATCTGAAGAAATGGGTTACTCTGCAAACAAAGTATTAGCTAAATCTTTCGCTGATTACTTACTTGCATTCGTAGTAGAGAAAGTTGCTGCTGCTGTCGAGGTATCTATTTGGAATGGTGTTAATGCTACTGACGGACAAGTTGCGGGTATCATGACATTATTGACTACTGACGCTGCTTTACCAACTGCAAACGAGGTTGCTGGGACAACTTTATCTTCTTCTAACATATTAGCTGAACTTGAAAAAGTTTACAATGCTATCCCAGCTGCTGTTTATGGTAAAGAAGATTTAAAAATCTACGTATCTCAAGCTGCTGCTAAATATTATGTAACTGCATTAGGTGGTTTCGGTGCGTCTGGATTAGGTTCTAACGGTACAGATGGCAAAGGTATGCAATGGTATACTAATGGTTCTTTAACTTATGGTGGTATTCCATTATTCGTAGCGAACGGATTAACTGATAACCAAATGTTAGTTGCTCAAACTTCTAACTTATTCTTTGGTTGTGGTTTATTAAACGATGCTAACGAAGTGCGTTTAATTGACACTGCTGAGACATTAGGAGATGACAATGTAAGAGTTGTTATGAGAGCTGGTTACGCGGTTAACTACCACTCAGTTTCTGACATCGTAACTTACGGAATCACAAACTCTGCTAACTAATCACTAGCAAACAAATACTAGGGGAGGGGAAATAAACTCCTCCCTTTTTTTATAAACATTAAAACTATAAACTCATGGCATGTGATATTGCAAAAGGTAGAGTAGAAGAATGCAAGGACCAAGTTGGAGGTCTTAAAGCAGTTTACTTTATCAATTACCAAATAGCTCGAGCGGATATAACGTACGACGCAACTAATACAGATATGATTACAGCAATTACTAACGTAGATGTTCTGTATAAATATGAATTAAAAGGAGTAGACAATACATTTGACCAAGATGTAGTATCTGACCGTAATGCTGGTACAACTTATTTTAGTCAAAAATTAAACATTAGATTAAAGCATCAAGATATTGCTACACATAAGCAAATTAAATTATTGTCTTATGGACGTCCTCACATCGTTGTACAAACTAATAATGACCAATTCTTCATTATGGGATTAGAACAAGGAGCTGATGTTGTAGGTGGAATGATTTCTACAGGTGGTGAAATGAAATCTGCGTCAGGATATTCTTTGAATTTCGTAGCAGATGAGAAAGTACCAGCTAACTTCTTAAATGCATCTACATCAACTGCGATGTTGGCATTATTCACAAGTGCTACAATGGTTACTTCATAGCCTAAAATAGTTCACTAGGCTAAGAGGGGGTGTCGATTAATTTCGGCATCCCTTTTTGTGTTTAAAACAAAATGTAATTCTTTAAGTTATATATACATGATAGTATTAGAACCTACAACATCTGTTCAAAATTTCGCAGTCACACAAAGGCTGACGGATTTAAGTACATTACCTAGAGCTAATAAATTACAGATTACAGATGAAGAAACGAATATATCTAGAGTAATTAATTTAACTAGTACGATTACTGAATCTCAAATAACAACTTCATTTGGATTTTTATATAATTGGTATACAACTATTGATACAAAAAATATTATAAATCCAAGTGGCGGTAATAGTCAAACAAATTTATGGCGTATACCTTCTTCAGCTAATTTCACAACATTAAAAACATATTTAGGTGGCGAGAGTATAGCTGGTGGTAAATTAAAAAAAACTGGTACTATTGAAAGTTTAAATGGTTGTTGGTATTCACCAAATACTAATGCGACTAATTTATTTAACTTTGATAGTATGCCTAGTGGCTATAGGAGATCTACGACAGGTGTGTTTTCTAGTTTAGGTTATGAATCAAATTATTGGACTTCTACAATAAACTTTGCGCCAAATGCATTTTATACTACTATAAATAAAAATGAGGAGTATATGAGTACTACTAGTTCTAACTATAATTTTGGCTTTGCTATTAGATTAGTTAGAAATGCAACAACTAGTGAACAATCATTAACTGACGGGACTAATTCAGTTGATAATCCAACTCAGTTAGATTCATACATTGGTAATGACGGTAAGATATATAAAACTACTAAAATAGGGACGCAAATTTGGTTGGCACAAGATTTATTAGAAACTAAATTTAACGATTTATCAAATATACCTGAAGTAATTGATAATAATTCATGGATTAGTTTAACAACTGCAGCTAGAAGTGCTTATACTGGCTATGATAATAGTTTAACAAGTTGCGCTCAAACAACTACTCAGAACGTTATAATACAACAGATAGTAAATACTACGGCGGGAGATTATTATGACACAATTAACATTACAATTAATCCAGCATTAAAAGAAGGACATACATATAAGGCTGTACTTTATTACGATACTATTGATAAATACACTTGGAAAGGTAAAATATTTTGCACAACTCAGGTATATGTAAGAGATTACAGCGTAAATGATGGTAAATACATAGAAAATACAACAACAAACCAATTTATATTAAATGACTAGTAACCACGTAATAGAGCTATCTGCATATACTTCACCAATAGTTACGGAAGACAAGCGTAATGAATGGGTAAATTATGGAGAAGATAATAATTACTTTCAATTCTTAATTGATAGATATTCCAATAGTGCTACACATAGTGCCGTTGTGAATAATATTAGTAGATTGATATACGGAAAAGGATTGAGTGCGTTAGATGCGTCTAAAAAGCCAAATGATTACGCTCAAATGTTGACGTTATTCACAGCAAATGACTTGCGTAGAGTGATTCAAGACTTGTATTTATTAGGTCAGGGTGCGTTTCAGGTACATTACGATAAAGGGCATAAAAATGTTGTTAAGGTTTATCATATACCTGTGCAATTATTACGTCCTGAAAAATGCGATAAAGACGGAAATATTGTAGGATATTACTATTCCGATAACTGGGAAGATCCAAAGAAATTTGCACCTAAAAGATTCGACGCATTTGGAGAGGGTAAAAGTGAGATTGAAATATTAATGATACAGCCTTATTCGGTAGGAACTAAATACTTCAGTAGAGTTGACTATCAAGGTGCTTTAGAATATACTGTATTAGAAGAAAAAATTAGTGAGTACCTTATTAATGAGGTTACAAATGGATTCAGTCCAACTACAATTGTAAACTTTAACAATGGCACGCCAACTGATGAGCAGAAAGACGAAATAGCGCGAGCTACAATAAACAAATTAACTGGATCAACGGGTAAGAAAGTAGTAGTATCATTTAATGAAGATGAAGCTAAAAAGACTACAATTGACAGTGTTCCATTAAACGATGCGCCTGAACATTACCAATACTTATCTGACGAGTGCAGAAGCAAGATATTAACAGGTCATTGTGTAACTTCACCACTTATATTTGGTATTGCTACAACTACAGGATTCAGTGCAAATGCAGATGAGTTAAAGAATAGTGTAATACTATTTGATAACATGGTAATAAGACCAAAACAAGAGGTAATATTAGAAGCATTAGATAGTATATTAGCATTTAATAATGTATCATTAAAATTATTTTTTAAGACTTTACAACCTTTAGAATTTGTAGACTTATCTAACGCACAATCTACTGAGCAAGTAAAAGAAGAAACAGGCGTTGAAATGAGTGCTGAAGACCATATTGAATGGATTGATGGACATGAATATATTAGAATAGATAGCAGAGAGGTTGATTATGACTTAGAAGATGAATTAGATGCTGAACTTGAAGCATTAAATTCACCAAAAAAGACATTATTATCAAAGATTGTTAACCTTGTTTCTACAGGAACTGCAAGAGCTAACATAAAGTCAGAGCAAGATGGAGCTGTTTTCAAACATAGATATAGATATGTTGGAGGTGTTTCTGATAATACTAGAGATTTTTGCAAGGGAATGATTAAAGCAAACAAAATATATCGTAAAGAAGATATTTTTGCAATGGGTGAACAAGCCGTAAACGAGGGTTGGGGACCAGAAGGCGCAGATACTTACTCTATTTGGCTATATAAAGGTGGAGGTGATTGCCATCACAAGTGGGTGAGAGAAACATATCTTAAAAAGTCTGACGCTAATTCACCACTTGCCAAAACATTTACCCCAGCGCAAACACGTAAAGCGGGGGAAATTGCACCAACAAATGACAAACGAGTATATCAAAGACCAACGGACATGCCTAATCAAGGGTTTTTACCAACAAATAAACGATTTAACTAATGGCAGAAGCATTATTAATAGGGAAAGCAGATTTACAATCTTACACAGCATTAAATGGAAATGTTGACACGGATAAGGTTGTACAATTTATAAAGATAGCTCAAGATATTTGGGTGTTGCAATATGTAGGAACTGACTTAATGACTAAGATTAAAGCAGATATTGTTGCTAGTACGTTGAGTGGTAACTATGCTACATTGGTAAATACGTATTTGAAGCCAATGTTGATACACTTCACAATGGTGGAATACTTACCATTCGCAGCTTATTCGATATCTAACAAAGGATTGTATAAACATAGTTCTGAGAATGCGGAAATAGTAAGCAAAGAAGAAGTAGACTATTTGGTTGAGAAAGAGAAACGTATTGCAGAAAATTACGCGCAAAGATTCTTAGATTACATGTGTGATAACGAAGCGTTATTTCCTGAATATCAAACTAACACTAACGGGGATGTTGTGCCACAAAAAAAGAATTACTTATCAAATTGGTATATATGATTAGAGAGGTATACAAGCCTAAACAAAACAATATTATTAAATTAGAGTTATATCTAAAGAAGATAGAAAAAGATGGCAGACAAAAAGATAAGCGAGTTAACACCGAAAGCAGCACAGTTACAAGATGATGATTTGTTAATGATTTCAGATTATAATGGCGCAACATACGACACAAAGTCCGTTACAGGTGCTAATATAAGACCTATTACAACTATAATGTTTAATATTAGTCAAAGTGGTACATCTGCACCTACAAAGAATTACAGCTACGAAACAGAAGTATCTCAGACATTTACACTAGCTAGATTAGCAACAGGTGCTTATACGTTAACCGCTTCAAGTGCTTTATTTACATCTAGTAAAACATATGTAAGTATAACATTAGGAAGTGGACCAAATGGAACTTGTGTAAGAGCTGAATGCACTACATCTACAGTTATAGACTTTGGAACAAGTAATGGTGCTACAGGTAACTTCGTAGATAGCGCATTAACAAACGCAACATTAGAAATCAAAATAATAAAATAAGATATGAGTTTACCAAATTTAGATAGATTAGTTGCTACAAAAGGAACTAAATTAGTGAATGACACAACGGAAGTAACTGCTACAATTGCTGGAATTTTTGTATTAGAAGATACGGTTTTTGCATCTATTAAAGTTGCTGGTTCAGATGTTAAAGCAACATACATTACAACCCCTGCAACTGCTGTTAAAGCTGGTGCTTTGATTACAGGTCAAGGTGTATTATTTAGCGGTGTTGACTTAACAAGTGGTTCGGTTAACTTAATCTTAGGATAGAATGCTCTACGGATACGGAATATTAAATAATCACGTACCAACGTTGAAGGCAACTGCTATGAAAGGTGGTGCTAGTATCGATACGGATGCTCAAGCTTTTATTACAGCGGCTGCTATTACCAATACCACTCAACAAAATGCTATAAAAACTTTAGTTACTGATTTAAAGACATATGGTATATGGTCTAAAATGAAGGCATTGTATCCATTCGTAGGTGGTACCGCGGCACAACATAGGTTCAACCTTAAAGACCCAAGAACAGTAAATGCCGCATTTTATTTGGATTTTATTGGTGGGGGTACGCATAGCGGAAATGGTTATCAACCAAATGGTACAACTGCTTATGCTAATACATACTTAGCTCCAAATGCTATGGGTCAAGACAACATACATGTATCAATTTATTCAAGAACAAATACAGATGGGGTTTATGCCGATATAGGGGCTGGGGATGGTTCTTCTTATGTGGAAATCTTATCAAAATTTACTGGTATTGCATATGTATATGTTAACACATCCCTAGGAAACAATTGTGCTAACACATCTTCAACGGGGTTATATATTGCTAATAGAATCGTACCTGGTACAGTATCTTTATTTAAAAATAATACAAAAGTAATTAGTGCTACCAGACTCGCACAAACCCCTACAACATATAATCTTTATTTAGCTGCTGAAAATGCAGCTGGAACTGCTGTTTCACGTTCACCAAGAGAACAAGCATTTGCATCAATAGGTGATGGATTAACTGATACTGAAGCATCTAATTTATATACTATAGTACAAGCATATCAAGTAGCTTTAGGTGGAGGTAGAGCAGTATAACCTTAACTCAATAAACAACACATGGAAAACGTATACAAATTAACAGAAACACAAAAAGACCAACTAATTGGACAAACTTGGGACGGAGTTCAATATTTCGACCCTACACAAGATGCAAACGAAAACTGGTTTATTTCAGTTGAAGAAGTAAATGGATGCACACACGAAAATGGTGCATTCGAATGGATTCACGAATTACCACTTATACCTTATAATCCAGTAATTGTAAACATTCATTAATAATGCAAGAGCTAAGTAGTATATTAAATTCCAAGTTATCACCGATAATGATATTCATATTGGTGGTATTAGTAGTTATATTATACTATTTTCACAAGCCTATTTCTGCATGGTTTACTTCATTAATTAAACGTAAAGAAAAAGCACAGGATATAAAGTCTTTGCGTGCACATGATATATTCAATACTCTTCAACGTGTAAAGCAAGAAGTTTCACACATGAAATTCTATACACATGGAGTGTTTGACGCAAATAAGTCTAGGATGTGCAGTGATTTTGCTAAATTCAAATGCAATGTTTGTACGGATAAATTTCTTGAATTCTTAGATAATGACTTTAGTAAAATAAATTCAGATGAATTAAAGCAATTGATGCTTAAAGAAATGTGGGGAATGCACGCGGAATACATAAAACAAATTCGTGCGTTTTGGATTCAAAAAGGAATAACAAACCAAGATGTAGATTATGTTATTGAGCTATTTGAGAAATTTAGATACGATGTTGTTGTGTCTTTTCAAAATAGAATTGATGGAATTTTTGCAAGTTCGTATCATAAAAACAACTTTGAGAAAATATTAGCATGTTATGAAATGTATGCTATGGGTATTGACTTGCTTGCTAAAGATATGTTGACTACATTTGAAGCGTTAAACGGAAGATTTACTAATATAAACTACATATGAAATTAATAGACAGAATAAAAGCACCACGACCAAAGTTTTGGGTAAAAATTGGCAAAGTAGGTGTAGCACTTACAATCGTAGGGGGTGTATTAGTTACTCCACTTCCAATTGTAGGCGGTGTATTACTTACAATCGGAGCAACAGTTAAGTCAATTTCTCATTTAGCTATAGAAGATAATGATAACAACTAAACAACTAATATCCAAGTATGGTAAACCAAACGTAACAGGTGCAGGATATTTAGTCACTATTAATTTACCTTATCCTATGCGTTTAGCTTGGGATTTAAATACAAAAGTATCTAGAATGAGTTGTCATAAGCTTGTTGCAGATAAATTTTTAGGAGTATTTAATGACTTACTAGCACATTATGGTTACGAAAAAATAGTTTTGCTAGGAATTGACCTTTTTGGTGGTTGTTTCAACTTTCGAAAAATGCGAGGTGGTTCAGATTGGTCTCGTCATTCATGGGGATTAGCAGTAGACTTAGATCCAGCAAGGAATTTATTAAAAGAAACTTCTAAGACAGCACGTTTCGCAAGACCTGAATACCAAGAAATGATTTATATTTTCTATAAACATGGTTTTGTATCTTTAGGTAAAGAAAAGGGGTATGATTTTATGCACTTCGAGATAAAAGAATAACAACATATACTATAGAATAGTATATCTGACGCAATCTCAAAAGGGTTGCGTTTTTTTTT